TGATGAGTCTAATGATGGGGACTATGATGAGTTTTGGGATGAACGATAGTCTCTATATAGACCATTATAGACACCCTGTAGGGCTCTATAGAGTAATAATCATTAGTAATAAACCTTACAGAGAACCAACAGTAATGTCTTACAGAGTCTTTATAGAGAGTATTGTATCCACATTGTTTTTATGTGTCAAGAACTTTATTTTGTCTAAAACTATTGACTTTTACAATGTCAAGCACTAATGTGTCTTAAAACACAAGGAGGAACTATGATTCAATTTAACGATACGACACCAGCAGAAGCTTATGAAGCACACAATCACTTCATATTGCACGATATGGCTGATTTGTGTCTTAAAGAGGGCTTTGAGCCTGTTATGGAGCGTTTAATCGCTATTATCAATGAGAAAGTAGATAGGCTAGAGCCTGTATGATGAAATATGTCTTTATCGTGCTTGTGTCGTTTATGATGGGGTTTCTATTCAATACGATAGCAACACCGATAGCGAATGTCGACAGATGCACAGACTTCACCAGATATGGGGTTAAATGGGTCGGTTATATCGGTCTATCCTATGAGGGTGATGTTAGATGTTTTTGGTTAGAACAACAATTCCCTAAGAGGGTTATTCAAGGAGTAGAAACAAAATGGTAAAACCTGTTGCATGGATGCTCAATGGTAAATTACATGATTGTGACCCAAGCGATTGGGCTAAAGAACAATATCCTGACCAAGATGTAATTCCACTTTACACCGCACCAAGAGAGTTAAGTGATGAGGAAATAATGGAATTTACGAAAAAGTATGATTTATCACCCGCAGAAGATGATGTTTATATTTTACTTGTCAGGGATTGTTTAAAGAAAGCGAGTGAGAAATGATAGACAAACAAGGACATGACAAACTTTGGTCTTGGTTTTCTATTAGTTATTCAAGTTGGCTTACTTTACCTAGGGTGTTGATGCACGAAATGCCTGATGAATGGCAATCAAAGATGGCTGATTTAATGAAAGAATGGGATGAACATTGGGATTTTTCTACTATTCCTTTTGATACAAGTGTTCAATTAAAAGAAAATGGAAAGTATGTATCAACTCCTGAATGGTTATCAAACTATCGCCATCCTAGAAAAAAAGATATAGCAATACTAAAGAAAGCGAGTGAGAAATGAGTAAATCTACAGTAACTATTGAAGTCACAGAAAATGATATCGTTTTCATATCAATTGACGGAGAAGGACAATCTAGAGACATTGCTAACGAACTATTAGAGCTTGCTAAAGATTCCGATATAGATTCTTTTATCGGTAAAAATGTGATACAAGAACAAGCTAACTAAAGAAAGCGAGTGAAAAATGAACGAAGAACTTAAACAGGCTGCAGAGCCTTGGAAACAAAGGGTTCTAGAGGTTAAACAGATTATGAAGAAGATTCATAATGATGGATACGATGAACACTCTGGATTGTATGAGGAAGCATTGGAATACTTCTTGTTAGATGTGTTGCAAGATGCTGACTTTGAACGAGTAAAGAAAGAATTTAAAATCAAATGAGTGATAGTAAATACTTAAAACACATACCATGCGAGGAATGTGGCTCTAGTGATGGGAACAGTCTATATGACGATAACCATCAGTACTGTCATGTATGCTTTAACTTCATCCCTGGTGATGGTTCAGAATCGTATAAACAACAAGAAAGAAAACCAATGAACAAGGATTTAAAATTTTATGACACTGCTTCTACTTCTTCTATCACTGACCGTGGTATTACTGCGTCTTCTTGCGTAGCTTATGGTGTAAAACAAGGACGAGATACTCAATACTATCCTTACTATGATGCTGATGGCACGATGGTAGCTATTAAGACTCGACAAGTGACAGACAAACAATTCAGCATCTCAGGTGACTTTAAAGATGCTATGCTATTTGGACAACAGAACTTCACTAAGGGTGGACGCTATCTAACTATCTGTGAGGGTGAATTAGATGCTTTAGCAAGTTATCAGATGCAAGGTAGTAAATACCCATGCGTATCAGTGCGTAATGGTGCACAGGCTGCCCTGAAAGACTGTAAAGCACAATATGAGTGGATTGACAGCTTTGAGAACATTGTGATTTGTTTTGATGCTGATGAGCCTGGACAGAAAGCAGCACAAGCAGTCGCAGAACTCTTTGGCGGTAAAGTCAAAGTGATGAAACATAAGAAAGGATATAAAGATGCCTGTGATTATCTTACGAATGGTTCTACTAAAGAATTTATTGATGCTTGGTGGAGTGCTGAGTCTTATATTCCTGATGGAATTATTCAAGGAAACTCTCTCTGGGAAGTGGTATCGACTCCTATTGAGAAAGCTGATTGCGACTATCCGTATGAAGCACTTAATAAACTTACATATGGAATTCGGAAGGGTGAACTTGTCATGGTCACAGCTGGAAGTGGACTCGGCAAAAGTCAATTCCTTCGAGAAATTGTATGGCATATCCTCAACAAAACCACCGATAACATCGGGCTTATGTTCCTTGAAGAAGGAGTGCGTAAAACAGCTAGGTCTCTCATGTCTTTGGCAGTGAACAGACCGATTCATTTACCAGATGTTGAAGTAACACCAGAGGAGTTAAAAGATGCTTTCGATAGAACCTTAGGAACTGATAGATTATATTTATTTGACCACTTCGGTTCTACTAGCTTGGAGAATATCGTTAATCGTGTTCGATACATGGCTAAGGGTCTTAACTGCGGTTATGTTTTTCTCGACCATCTTAGTATTATCGTATCGGGTGGAGATGTAGGCGATGAACGAAAAGCATTGGATGCAATTATGACTAAACTTCGTATGTTAGTGCAGGAAACAGGAATCAGTCTTATTTGCGTATCGCACTTGAAGCGTCCTGAAGCCAAAGGACACGAGGAAGGTGCAGCAACATCGTTAGCACAACTTCGTGGCTCAGGTGCTATTGCACAGTTATCTGATATGGTGATAGGCTTAGAGCGTAATGGACAGGCTACTGACTTGATTGAACGAAACACAACTCATGTTCGTGTCTTAAAGAATCGCTTTAGCGGATTCACTGGACAAGCAGGTCATTTGCTTTATCAAAGCCATACAGGTAGAATGTTGGAAACTACGGAGGAGTTATGAAACAAGATTTATTAGAAGCAGCTAGAGAATATGCGAAGCATGATGATTACTTTGTTACTCGTAATTACATCATGAAGCTATGTGATGAGATTGAGAAGCTAAGAGAACTCAATAAGAATGTGTTATCACGCATTCAGGACAATCGTGAGATGTTTGAAGATGCTGAACGATATCATTGGCTAAAAACACAGTCATGGGATTTACCAGAGGAAGTGATTGCACCAACTGTGATTGCTTGCGATGGTCGTGGTAACAACTGGGAATGGCTCACAGGTATTATGCTTGATGAAGCTATCGACAAGTTTAGAAAAGGAAACAAATATGATTAATGAATACGATATTGCAGACTTATGCAATTTAGATAAACTCCATGAAGGTGACAAGTTTGTCGTTGGTGGAGACAAAGAGAAATTAGTGTTTAAGATTAAAAACTTCACAGGTGATTATGTTTATTGCTACGATGGAGCAGGACAAGTACATCACTTTGCAACTTGGACGAAAGTGAGAAAAGTATGAACATGGTGACAATTAACAACAAGCTCTACAACTTAGACGCTATTGTCAGGGTTTACGACAGAGAAGTATTCTTTGCTGATGGTAAGTCAGAAGTGATGACAGAACCAGAGATACAAGAACTTTTTAAGTATATGTTCGGAGAAACGCACATTCCTGCTTGTCCTGAGCCTATTACTCTTAAAAAACCAGTAGTTAAGAAAGCTAAAAAATGACGCTAGATGAATTTGTTAAGCTCCATGCTCCTTTAACTTATCAAGCTTGGTTAGTACATTGCAAAGAAGCTAAGAAAGTCTGTCCTCCTTGTCATGGAGACTGTAACCAAGGACGAGCTTGTCCAGCAAGGTGTAAAGATGACAGCTGAACACTACATTGTTGGTGCGACAGGATTGGGCTACCTGATTGTAGGTATTCTACAACTCACTAAAGGGTCTATTCCTAATGCGATGATTTGGATTGGTTATGCCTTTGCACAGGTAGGATTATGGCTAACTTTAAAGTAAACAACGATAAACGATTTGATTTGGATTTAGCGTATGGACAAGTATTCGAGAAGAAAGTTGCGGATATCCTCGGAAACAGTAAGATTGAGGTTAAGACAGAGAAAGACAAGTGGAAGTCGACAGGTAACATCGTCATTGAATACGAAAGCAGAGGAAAACCGTCGGGTATTATCACCACGGAAGCGGATTACTGGCTACACAATCTCGCTATTGGTGACACTATTGTTTGCAGCCTACTTATTCCAGTGGATAAACTTCGTCGATACATTGCTAGGAACAACCCACGCTCAGTAAGAGGAGGTGACGATATGACATCAAAATTATATTTGATTAAATTAACAGACTTGGTTACACTTATCGAATGAGCAAAATCGTACTAGACATAGAGACCAACACCGCACACGATAAGATTTGGTGTGTTGTTTGTCGAGACATTGACACAGATATTGTGTCTACATTTTTAAAACCAGATAACCTACAATCATACCTAGAATCAGTCGAGAAAATCATCGTACATAACGGAATTTTCTTCGATTTGCCTGTAATAAAGAAAATTTGGAAAATACAGGCAAAAAAGTCTCAAGTGATTGATACATTGGTATTGTCTCGTTTATATAACCCATCGTTAGAAGACGGACACAGCCTTGCTTCTTGGGGACAAAGGCTAGGATTTCCTAAAGGAGACTTCACAGACTTTGATGGCGGTCTTACAGATGAGATGTTGAAGTATTGTGTTCAAGATACATTAGTAACAGCTAAACTTTATAAACATTTAACTAAGGAGATGCAGAATGACTTCTCGCAAAAGAGTATCGACCTCGAACACCAAGTTGCAATCATCATCGCAGAACAAGAACGCAATGGTTTTAAACTTGATGAGAGAGCAGCTACAGAGCTTTTATGTGAACTTAAGACTAAGTTGGAAGCTATCAAAGTTGAAATGGAAAGCATATTTCCTCCCAGAGTTGAAAGTGGAAGAACTAATAAGAAAACAGGAAAACCACTCAAAGACATCATCACTCCGTTCAACCCAGGCAGTCGTCAGCAAATCGCAGAAAGACTCCAAGAAAAAGGTTGGGTCGCCAAGAAGTTCACAGAAAAAGGCTCAATCATTATCGATGAAGCAGTCCTCGAAGGCATCGACATCCCAGAAGCGAAAGCCATCGCAGAATATTTGATGTTACAGAAGCGGATAGCACAGATAGAATCTTGGTTAGAAGCTGTTGAACCTGATGGTAGGGTTCATGGTCGTGTTATCACCAATGGTGCAGTCACTGGTCGTATGACTCATCACAGCCCTAACATGGCTCAAGTTCCTAATAGCGGTGCTATCTATGGACCAGAATGTAGAAACTTATGGACAGTAGAGAAAGGCAATAGATTAGTTGGCATCGATGCTTCAGGTTTGGAGTTGAGAATGTTGGCTCACTATATGAATGACGATGCGTATACAAATGAAATTGTATCAGGCGATATACACACAGCGAACCAAAATGCTGCAGGGCTTGAAACGAGAAATCAAGCTAAGACATTTATTTATGCATTCCTCTATGGTGCAGGAAGTGCCAAAATCGGGCAGATTACTGGAGGTGGTGCGAAAGAAGGACAAAAGCTCATTGATAGTTTTCTTCGCAACACACCGAAACTTAAAGCACTTAGAGAAAAGGTTAGTCGTATCTATGCTCAAAAAGCATGGCTTCCAGGTCTTGACGGACGGAAGTTACTCGTTAGGTCGGAGCATTCGGCACTCAACACACTATTGCAAGGTGCAGGTGCAATCGTCATGAA